TACAATCCTGCAGTGTTTAGGCTGCGAAATTGTTTCACGAATTGAGTACACATACTCTCTATAAACGGAAATGATCCCTCCCTGTGAAGTGTCTGCTGGTGCAGCACTTCCAGTCGAAGTGAAGATTCCGGTGTGTAAGCGACACCCTGGCAATGTTGCCAGCGGTTCCGGTATTTCCGACATATCGGTTCCGGCTCTGTCCGATCGGACAATCGCTCTGGTTCGTGGATTGGATTTAGTCTTGGAACACCATGAGTGTCCTATCCATATCCGTGCGTGCCTGGACATCCAGGTACACGCCTACTTAGATAGCTCGATTTCCGAGGCAGTGTGGCTGAAGAAGTGCAAACATCTTCTGACCTACCCCCTCGCGAAGTATCTTCGTAACGAACCCCCCACCAGCCCCATTGAGGGTGCTTTTGCCCCGGCTGGTAGTTTGCGTTCTTGGATGAATTGTCGCCTTATGGCGTTCAACCGAAGGAACACGCATTTATGGTACTCCTGGTTTCAGGCTAAGCGAGCTACGCTTCCGCTGTCTGATTCGACCATAGAGGAGACCTATAAAAAGCATTTTGAGACCCTCTCCAAAGAGGATAAAGGTGATAATGAAACGATCGAAGCTATTTTCGCCGATCGCACCTTTTCCCGTCTCCTGTCAAGAGTGACAGAAGAGATATCGGCAAATCTTAGCCGAGGCTCCCCCTTTGAGGAGCTTGGAGCGTCCTCGAGTGCCTGTTTTGAACAGACTCGAGGCTCTGGGGGCCAACTTTATGAGCTTAGAGCTAGAGTTGGCATTGACTCGCAGATGTTGTGGGGAACACATCTGGAGCGAATGGAATGGAGACCATTCGTTCACGGAAGAGTCCGTGAGTCAAACGTCACTATGGAAGTGCGTGGTCATGAAGGACGTCACTTGTGGCAGTCACTAAGATCACTATCGTCACAATTTAATGTGAGCACTCCTGTCTCATGCACCATTCAGGCCGTTCTCGAGCCGAACAAGGTGAGAGTAATTTCAAAGGGTGAAGCTATCCCCTATTACTCGATGAGACCCCTTCAGAAAGCGATGCACTCTGCTATGAGAGAGATGCCATGCTTTCGTCTGATCGGTAGGCCCTTTTCTGCTACCGACATCATTGATCTTCGAGAGAAAGCACTGTCCGACTGGAAGTGGTTCTCGATCGATTACTCTGCTGCTACTGATGGACTTTCTTGGAAGTACTCGGGTGCGATCTTCCGCTGCTTGATATCGCAGCTACCGAAGCATCAGTTTGATTTAGCAATGAGTGTTCTTGGACCGCATAACCTCTACTATCCCACTCGAGGAGGGGATAAGGAATTTAGAGGTGTCCAACGAAATGGTCAGTTGATGGGCTCAGTCTTATCGTTCCCGATCCTCTGTTTAGCAAATCTGGGTGTGTACCTTTTGGCCACCAAAGAGCTACAGCAAGGATGGACGGACGCACAACGTCTTCAGCACGTGTTAATCAACGGTGATGACATGGTCTATGCTGGACCTAAAACGTTGTGGGAGGAGCACGTTGCTATTGGAAAACGTGTTGGCCTCGAGATGAGCATTGGAAAGGCTTACGTTCATGATACTTATCTGAACGTTAACAGTATCTCCGTTCATGCGCCTATCGCGCAGCCACATGTACATCCGTGGCGTATCGACTATCTTAATGTGGGTCTGGCTCTTGGCCGCCATAAGATTCAAAGTCGGGAGATGGGAACTGCATCTGAGGATGACAGAAAGCCTGAAGGTTATACCTGCAACATTAATACCGTTCTGGAAGGTTGTCTTCCCTCGCAGAGAAAGACTTGCGATATGTTGAGGTGGATTCTCCTAAATAAAAAAGAACAAATGCTTGCTGAAGCTAGCGGTCACGTCGCAGAAACCCTGCGAACTGTTATCGACAAGGTCGATCAGCGTGTAAGTGTGCACCGCGACGGACTTGGTGTCCGTAACTTCTTCCTACCGATTCAGATTGGAGGAATGGGCATTGTGCCCCCGTCTTCGTGGAAGTTTTCTGTGACCGAAAATCAGGCACACAGAGCTTGCAAGCATATTTGTAGGAATAGCGCCAAGGTAAGTCTTATGAGACCTCTACCTGGCTTTGAGCTACGTGCCGTCGATCTTGACGTTAATGAACCTTGGGTTCGCACGTCCTCGGAACCGGCCGAACCGGACGAGGATTCCGTTAGGAAGAATCGCCACTATCTGAGAAGTCAGAAGTGGACTTTAACACGTGTGGATAAACGGTTCTATCAACGTTTCACACGGCAGATCGCCACTCTTGTGAGGTGGGATAGCTCTCCGAACGCGTGGTGTCGGTAGAGCGGGCGAGCGATGCTCTAGCCCTTGGTAACTTGTTGTCCTGGATAAGACGTTAAACTATCTATTGGCTCCTCACTAGTAATCTTTCCAAAACGTTGACGTTTGAAAGGGTGATGGTTACGACATTGAGTTTAATCTTTACCTCTGGTGCAAGACCAGAGCAATGTGTGATATAATTCCAACCTACAAAGAGATCATAAAGATTTACGTACCAAGTGATAAAGAGTGTACCTGGTGTTGCACCAACAGCGTAATTCGCTGGGACACTCGAGCGATAGTTGGATACTGACCCGTTTGGGCGTGACTAGCGGTATAAGAATACGCGCGCTGTAATGGCGGTCACAACTGCGATCTAGCAGTCAGTAGGAATCCAAGAAGATGAATCTTAATCCTCTATTCAACTCTATTCTCGGATCAGCCTGGAAACAGGCGCTGATCGGTTAGAGGGAGGTGGCGAGCATGTAAGACAGACGTCGTGTATAACCACGCTTTGCCCGTGTTTCATCGTACCAATCACGTAGCGTCGAGAGACTGCACGGAAAGGCGGAGAGATCCTCCGTAAGTGATGAGGAACAGTCCCGGCATCTTCACCGGGATCCAATACATGAAGAAGCAAGTTACGAAGAGTCCGAAAGCGCCAGGAGCGGCGCGGCCGAAGGGTCAGAACCCGGCCAAAGCTCAGAATCCCGTACTAAACCCCGTGCGCCGCCAGCGATCGAACGATCAGCGGAGTATGGGCACGAGTGCGAATCCGGCGCGACAGAAATCGGCCGCGAGCGCATATGCGACTGGTACATCAGCCATGGCTCCGAAGATGGAAGCATCTCGAGATTCATGCCGTATCGTCCATCGTGAACTTCTTGCTAGCATTACTGGCAGTTCTGCTTTTGCCATTGCTCAGAGCTTGGCGTTGAATCCGGGTCTCGCCGCAACCTTTCCTTGGTTGTCAACGCAGGCGCGAAACTGGGAACAGTATCGCTTCAACAAGCTGAAGTTTTGCTACTACACGAGAACTGGCTCAAATATGCCAGGTTCGGTGCAACTGATTCCCGACTATGATGCTGCGGATGCAGCTCCCGTCTCAGAACAGGCGGCGTCCTCGTATGAGGATACAGTCGAGGATGCTCCATGGAAGGATATCGAGTGCCAGCTTCGTGCTGCAGCGATGTTCCCTATGGGGCCGAAGAAGTACGTTCGAATTGGTGCTCTTTCATCCAATCTCGACATCAAGACCTATGATGCTGGTACTCTCTTTGTTGCCACGACCGATGGTACTACGGTCTCGTGGGGCAAGTTGTGGGTTGAATACGATGTTACTCTATTCACCCCTCAGAACGAAAGTTCATCAGGCGTTGTTGCTGCATCGCAACACGTTACCTCTGTGAACCCTACAACTGGAAACATTCTTCCGACACCTGTAACACAAGCTGGTAGCAGCTCCTTAGTGTCCGTGTCTGGCCAGGCTTTGACCTTCCTACAGCCCGGCCGTTTCCTTGTCACCTTGAATCAGGTGGCGACGAACGTTTCTAACAACGCGACTCCTGTTGCGGCTGTTGGTGGCGCTCTTGTAGCGACTTACGGAGGGTCTTATGCACCCGGCTCCTTTACGTCTCAAAGTGGTGGCACTAATACGCAAGGTAGCTGTAGTGTCCTGATGGACGCTGTTGTGGGTTCGACCCTTACCTACACTATCGTTCTCACTACGGGAACGTTCTCTGAGCTGTTTGTCGCTCAGGTGCCTAGTATTCAGACCTAAGGGCTGGGTTTGGGCGTTACGCGCTGGAGTCGATCTGACTCTCCAGATAAACAATATCGGGGTAAAGAACCCACCGATTCTCTGCGAAAATCTGCCGGTTGGAATTCCATCCGGTCGTAGTTAAGCAATAAGAACCCTGAACCAGAATCAAGGACGGCTTCGGCCTCGCTTGTGCTGGGAATAGGCATATGGGACGTGGTGTACAATCCACGGTTGCTCGAATCTACAATAAAAT